GTCTAGAAAAACAAATAGATAATCAACCAACTATTTTTGATGAAATAAAAACACAAGATAGGATGATTATATCAAAAAGAACAAATACACTTAGAGCAAAAATCGAAAACATATTAGTAAAAAAAAATACGCCTATGACTTCCCGTGAGCTTATGGAAGAAATAAATCAACTTTATGGTAAGGCCTATGACTTTAATAATTTTTCTGGAAATTTTTCACAACTTTATAGGAAACAAAACAGTAATATTAAAAAATATGAAATTGATAATGTGCCAAATGAATTTAAAACTGTTTATGGCTTAAAGAATTGGTTTACTGGGGATGAATTGAAACTTGAATATGTTAATGATTTTTTAAACAGACATTCACAGTAATAAAAATAAAGGGACTGTTGCGAGTCCCTTTAAAGCGTGTATAGTTTAATGGTAAAATGTTTGTCCTTCCCAGGCATAAGTTGCGGGTTCGATTCCCGCTACACGCTCAGAGTGCGGAAGTGTGGCAGAATGGTTAATGCACTTGACTTATAATCAAGCGAACGTTCACAAGGCGTTTTGGGAGTTCGACCCTCTCCACTTCCGCTAAGTATTTACGAATAACATAAACGCGTTAACATCAATAATCCAAATTTCATTGGACTTGCTTGAATATGTTAACTAAGTAAACCAAACTTAATTCATTGTGGTTAAAAAGTCAACTGCAAAGGACTTTAAAATTACAAAATCTTATGCAAGTGATAGTTATTTTCAAATTGAGAAGGTGAACTATTAAAAATATTTTTGGCATTATTTTACCTTTTAAAATGTAAAAATGATGTTAATAATTATTTATTAAGTAAGGATAGCCATTATTTTTTGTTGAATCGATTGACCAGGTGTTTGTAAAATCCCAGCCTATAAATGTGTTGATGTCTTTAAGTTGTGCACTTGTTTTTGCTGATGGATATTGTGATGCTGAATATCTAACCGAGCCGTAAACTGTGTTTGGTTCTGCAAAGCTTGTAATATCACAAAAGTTTGTAGTGCTGTCTATTACTTGGGCCGTTATTGATGAGTTATCCTCTGCAAAAAATCCCCCGCTTTGATTTGTGCCAAGACTTTGATTGTTAGCTGCATAGTTTTGTATGAATGTGTGAACGTTTTCTACATCTGTGTAGCCGAAAATACCACCAAAACCCCAGGGATGATTATTGGGAGCACCGCCACTACCAAAATCTGCTACGTTTGAGTGAGAATAGTTGTAACTAATTGTAATTGGCGGAAGTGAAAGACTGCCGATCAATCCACCACCAACATTCTTTCTGTTAACACTGCCTGTCCTTGAATAAAAATAATTATAACGTGAAGCGTTATACTCAAATGGAATAACACCAGAGCCGTTTGATAAAATCCCTGCAATACCTCCAATCCAATGACCTGAGTTAGGAACGAATGTGGATACATAAGAAATAGTATCATACTCAACTAAGCAATTACGGACATATGAAACCTTGCCAGCAACCCCTGTTGCGTTTGCCCTGCCTACAAGTAGGCCCAGATAAGATAAAGCAGGAAATGTAGTTGGATTAGCTGAATAACGAAGCGATGAATTTTTGATAGTAATGTTTGTTAATTGAATCTCAGTATTTGAAAAGATTGATACAAGTAAAGCTGCGGAAAAATAAGTAGCTGTAAGATTTGTAACTGTTGTTTTATTAATTCTAAAGTTATCTATTACTAAATTATTAACCTTAAACTTACCCTGAGTTTTACCAGAAAACATTCCAAGAGAGTAAGCGCCACTTGTTGAGGAGTGTAAACCTGCTGTTTGTTTTAATCCGTAAAGAGTGTGTCCATTTCCTTCAAGAGAAAATGTGCCTGTGGTATTATCGTTTGGGATGGGTGCAAACTCAGTGATTGATGATAGATCAATATCATTTGCAAGTTCATAATATTTGTTGTTTAATCCAATATAGCGAATGCTATCAACATCCTGAGCATCGTAGAGGATGTATGGATCGGTGGAAGTGCCGGAGCCGGTAATATGCGGAATGACTGTAAAGGGCTTAGAGCGAAGGGCAGAGCGGATGCCAAAAGTAGAAAGATTAAAAGATTGAATGATTGAATGATTCTTTAAACCTTGCGGAGACGAATCGAGAAATGAACTTATAAGAAAGATAAAGATTAGAAAGTATTTCATCTATCGGCCTTCTAAAATTATTCTGATATTTGCGTTGGTTGAGACTGCTTTGAAATAATAATCATCAAATAAAACTGCATCTCTTTGAATAGATGTATATGACTCATTTGCTTTGAGTGTGAATGTTTTAATTGCTTCAAAGTCTTTGGATGAAGACATTTGAATATCTGCATCGGTTGTAATTGTTAGAGTGTACCAATACTTAAAATAAGTTGATGGTTGACCGGCAAAAATATTTTGTAGCGAATCGGTTGCAGTTGTTAGGGTTTTGGAATTTGCGATTGATGTTTGAGCACCAACAGTCTGGGAGGAAATACCTTGTGAGAATACAAAGATTGAAAGATTAAAAGATATAAAGATTGTTAAGAAGATTAATTTCATTATGACCCTCAGTTATAAAAGGGGATTGGTTAGATCCCCGAATGATTAAACTAATAGAATACGGATATATTGATAAGCACCTGAAGCTGCATCTAATGAATAGCCTTCGAGTGGACCGCTATCGTATGTAGCAACAGTACCATCATCAAACGACTGTAAAGCACTGCCAACAGATATAGCACTACCTGCTTGTACTATTGCAATACCTTTAACAGTAACTGGTGTCATTTCACCTTCATTTGTATCTGCGTTTACTACACCAAGAGATTTTGCACCTTCTGAACCAAATGTGCCCTGAAAGTTTATGAAGCGATTTTTGATTATACCACCAGCTTCTTTGCATTGGATTGATGTAATTAAAATTGGTTGTTCGGTTAACATTATTTACTCCTTTTTTTAGGTTCAAGTTTAGGTTCAAGTTCAAGAGATTTTGAACTGTCTGATTTTATTGGATCAAGAAAATTTGAAAGACTTTCGGTTTCGTTATCTTCAAGATTTATTGTACTGCCTTCGGGAAATATTTTACCTTTGTGCATTATATCTGAGTTTTTGATTAAATATGATTTCATTTTTACCTCACCCTAACCCTCTCCTTTTAAAGGCGAGGGGATAGGAATTATTAAGCGTTTGTATCGTTGATTAAATAACCTGCATCTGAGCCAACAACTTTAGGAATGAAAATATCTGTGTTACGGATTATTTCAACTTTACCACCTTCAGTATATGAATCAACTACAGGATTGTTCTTCTTTCTTAGAGTGTATGCGAAAGCAGGTTCGTAATAGGAACGAGGTGAATCTGCATTTGCTTTCGGTACATAAGCGATAACTACGTTATCTGACCAAATATCTGTAAACACACCTGCATCGGTTGCATAAACTGAATCTCCGATATAGAGTTCATCAAAATCCAACAAACTTTTTAAAAGGGCGGGTGTCATAACTGCGGTTTGTGTGTATTTGATACGATCTAAAATTGCCGGATGATTTTTAAGTGCGTTATAAGCAGAGGCACCGAGAACACAAACATTCGGGCGTTGCGCGATCTTTGCTCTAACAGCTTCTTTGGCTGCATCAAAAACAGTGAATGGATTAGAAGAAGTGTTTGTGAACTTATCGCCAGCGGCAAGAGTGACTTTATTACCTGTTGGATAAGATGCGAGGTTCTGGGCAATCTCAGCGGCAAGCTTTTCTAAGCGAAGCGATATGCCATCTGTTACTACATTTGTAGCGTGGAGACGCAAGGGAAGAATATCTTCTTCTTGTTCTCTGTAATCTATTGGATATTCAAGATCGTGTTCGGTTAAAACAAAATCAATCTCATCTCTGTTTTCAGGATTGATACGATTTGATTTTGCCCTGATTGCTCTTTCAGTATTGTAAATTTTGAAAGCTTCCTTTGTGAACTGTGGAATCTTACCGCCTTCTTTACTAACGTTTACAATTGGAAAAAGATTAGTAGCAATGTGCGAAGCGTTTTTGAAGCCACGTGCAATGTTAGTTAGGACGGGATCGACGACGCGTTTCTTTTGTAATGTACTCATTTAGAACTCCCAGTTATTTTTTAATGTTAAGTGTTAAATTTTCAATGTTCAATGACCCTTCGACTACGCTCAGGGTGACACAGACAATTTTTTGACTGCGTTTAAATATGTGATGTTTTCTTTTTTAGATAGTGCTATAGCTTTGTTGTGCAATGCTTTTGCTTCCTGGTCAACTGAATAATTTGCAAACTCATCTGTTAGTTTATCTGTTTCAAATTCAGGTTTCTCCGCAAAGTTTTCATAATAGATAACTTTAGGAAATGAATTAACTAAATCGGTTAATAAAACATTAAGGTCTTTGTCAAACTTTTCCTGTGAAAAATCCGCACTAAAATTTTGAGTTTCTGCGAAATTAGAAACAGCAAGAAGTTTGTCTTTAATAGCCGGAGTAAGAGAGCCTACTCCCAGTTTGTTTTCTAACAGGCTCTCAAACTCGGACTTATTTATTTTGGATTTAAGTGAATTGATTTCATTACTTAGCTGATTGAATTTAGTGCTAAGTTCGTTGTTTTGGGTTTCAGAAAAATTAGCATTCAATTTTGTAATTGTTTCATTGATTGAATTTAATTGTTCGGTGATTTTCTCCAGAGATTGATTTTCATTTAACGATTGCTCCCCCTCGACTACGCTCGGGATGATGTCATCTATTTCAAATTCAATTACTGTGGATGAAGGTTGTGAGAATTGAATATCTGCTAAGCCTTTAACAGCAGGAGCAGCACCACCGAGAAAACCTATGTGACGAAGTTTACCTTCTGGTGTTAATGAGATACTGCGTTTTTTATATCTGCCTTCCTGAACTGCAGAAAGAAATCCAGGATGTAATTTTTCATCGGGTGCATCAGCAACAAGCTTTCCGTCTTCTGTGACTTCAAGAGAAGATACCCAACCATAAGCAGGGGAATTATCTAGAGGATGACCGATAACAATTGGTGCTTCGTCTTCTGATGGATTATAAGATTGTGCGATAAAATTGAGATCATCAAGGGAGTATTCTTTTTGAATACCCTTATCTGAAGTATGCGAACCAGTTTTGAATATTTCAAATTTCATTGTTAAAAACCTCCAGTTTTTATTGAACCTTACTTATTTAAGAAAAAGTGCCCCTTCCCATTATCAATTTAGGCAATTTATTTGTAAAAAGCAAATTATTTAGGTATATTAGTATGGGAGGGTTAATTTATTTTGTATAAAAGCCCTAAATCCTTAATAATTTAAGTCTGGGAGTAAAAATGAGGGTTAAAAAAGAAATACCAATCGAAAAGCAGGTTGAAAAACTTGCATCATACGGACTGACCAATAAAGAAATTTCAGAAGCTTTAGGCTATGACGATTCTACCTTGAAAAGGAAATTTGAGAATTTTCTGACAAAAGGTAAGGCTAACCTTAAACAGCGATTAAAAAGAAAACAGATTGATGTTGCTCTTGCCGGAAATGTATCTATGCTGATATGGTTGGGTAAGCAATATCTTGGGCAAGCTGATAAGCTGGATGAGAATGGGGACTACGAAATTGTGATAAATAGAAAGACGATAGACGAGAGAAGTGAGACGGAAAAAGATAAAAGACAAAAGGAAAAAGATTAAAGTGATATGAAAAAGCAAGTTGCTTTGGACATTAGTTATCATTCAAAACAGAAAGAGATTTTTAATAGTGAAGCACGTTTTAAGGTTATTGCAAAGGGAAGGCGATTTGGGTTAACGCGTGGTTTTGCAAATTATGTTATTGAACAGATGCTTAATGATGTTTCGCCTATACTTTGGGTTGATACTATTTACGGAAATATTGAAAGATATGTTGAAAGATATTTTGTGCCTGTGCTTAAAGGATTGCCAAAGAATTATTGGAAGTATCGAGGTAATAGGAATGAATTAAGAATCGGTAAATCTGTTTGTGATTTTAGAAGTGCTGACAATCCTGAGAACATCGAAGGATTTGGGTATGCTTTAATTGTGGTTAATGAAGCTGGAATAGTTCTAAAAAATAGAAGCCTTTGGAATGAAAGTATTTTGCCTATGATTTTAGATTATAAAGCTAATGTACTTATTGGTGGAACACCGAAAGGGAAGACGGTTAAGCGAAGTAATGAGAAGCACCTCTTTTATGAATTGTATGGCAGAGGGCAGAGCGATAAGCGCTTAGCAGAAGACAATAAGAATGAATGGGCTGCATTTAAATATTCGAGTTATGATAATCCTTTGCTTGACCCGAATGATATTGATGAACTTGTTAAACAAATTTCACCTGCGTTAAGGGACCAAGAGATTTATGGGAAGTTTATTGATAAGGAAAGCAGCGGAATAATTAAAAATACCTGGTGGAAGTACTATGAAAATGAAAATGATATTTACAGACAACAAGTATTTAAGAAAGTTCAAAGCTGGGATACAGCATTTAAGAAAAACCAGGAAAATGATTATAGCGTTTGTACTACGTGGGTTTACTGCCAAAATGGATTTTATTTAATTGATGTTTGGCGTGGACGAGTTGAGTTTCCAGAATTGAAACGAAAAGTAGTTGAGCTTGCGAAACTACATTCAGTTAATGAAATATTGATTGAAGATAAAGCGAGCGGACAAAGTTTGATTCAGGAATTGCAAAGAAATACACTCTTACCTATTAAACCAATTAAAGTTGAGAATGATAAAATAGCGAGGGTGCATAGTGTTACTCCTTTGATTGAAGCTGGCAAAGTTTATTTGCCTAAAGATGCACACTGGCTTAAAGGCTTTTTAGATGAGATGGAAGAGTTCCCAAACGGTGAATTTGATGATACGGTGGATAGTGTATCACAGTTTTTGAATGCTATGAAGGTAACTAAAGCACCGGACGTTAGTGAAGTAGTACATATTAAACGTGGTAATATTAGAACGAAGTATTGGAAATACAGAAAATGTTAAATGTTCAAGGTTCAATTTGCAATGAAAGAAAAAAGGAAATGAAATGAGTGCAATAACAACAAGTAGAAGTATCACAACTGATATAGCGACAAGAGATAGGTTTGATTTAACTAAAACTTATACAAACTTCTTGCCTGATCCTGATAAGATTTTGATTGAGAATGAATATGATTATGAAATTTATCGTGATCTGTTACTTGATCCTCATTTGATGGCTACGATACAGCAAAGAAAAATGCAGGTGATGCAACTTGAATACGAGATAACGCAAAGCGCAGAGGGCAAAGCGCATAGCGGAATCTCAAAGGAATTGGAAGAGGTATTTGAGGAGATTGATTTTAATGATTTAATTTCTGAGATAATGGATGCAATCTTCTTTGGGTATTCTGTTGTTGAGTTGACCTGGAAAAAAGATGGAAAGTTGCTTAGACCTGATAAGATTGTTGGGAAGCCTCAAGAGTGGTTTATCTTTGATAAGTTTAATGAACTGAGACTTAGGAAATATAAGCACGGGTTTTATTTGTATGAGGAAGGTGAAAAGCTGCCTCCTTACAAGTTTGTGTTAACACAACACAAACCAACTTTTACTAATCCTTACGGCGAAAAGATATTGAGCCGTTGTTACTGGCCTGTTACATTAAAGAAGGGCGGAATAGAATACTGGCAGTTGATGATGGAAAGATATGGAATGCCTTATCTGATTGGTCGTTATCCAAATACGTTTACTGCAACGCAGAAAACGGAGTTCTTAGATCAATTAAAACAAATGGTAGTTGATAACATTACAATATTTGATGAGGCACTTGGGATTGAGCTAAAAGAGAGTCCACAATTTGATATTGGACAGCTTTATGAAAACTTAGTTAAGTATCATAACAGAGAAATAAGCAAAGCGGTTTTAACCGTGACGCTGACAACTGAGATAGAAAAGACTGGTTCATATAAAGCTGGTGAAGTTCACAAAGAGATGCTTCAGTTTTTAGGAGAGAGCGACAGGAAATTAGTAGAATCATCTTTAAATAAAATAATTGATTACTACTGCGAGTTGAATTACGGAAATATCGAACGACCAAAAATAAAACTGCTGGATAAAGAAAAAGTTATCGAGGAAAGTGTTGATAGGGATAAAGTTTTATCTGATATGGGAGTGAAGTTTAGTAAAGAGTATTTTATGAAAAGATACAAGCTCGCTGAAGCGGACTTTAAAATAAGTAATCATAAAAAAAATGTTAGGCACTAATCTTATTCATCAGATTCATCATCAGAATAATCGTAATAACGATAAGAATCTTCATCTTCCTCTGTGTCTAAGTAATTTTTGTAAGTATTGTCAAGATTAAATAAATCATCAGGCTCATCGTCTTTTTCAATTAAAGAGTTATCATTAAAATCAAAATACTTATAATTCCCAATTTCTTGAGAAGTACCTGAGGTGCCATCACTAAAATTAAAGTACTCAAAATCACCAATTTTAGTTTTTGTACCGGTTGTACCATCATTAAAATTGTAATATTCATAATCACCAATTTTGTTTGAAGTACCAGTAGAATTATTGTTAAAATTGTAATATTGATAATCGCCTATCTTGGTCTTAGTACCAGAGGTACCATTGTTAAAATTGTAATATTCATAATTACCAATTTTGTAAGATGTACCGTTAATGCCATTATCAAAATTATAATATGTTGTATTACCAATTTTGGTACTAGTAGCTGATGTGGATTTTTTGGCTGTAGATTTAGTTTTATAAGATTGAGCAAGTGTAAAAGTAAATGACAGGAAGAAAACTGAAATAATAATATAATACTTCATAAGTTCCATCCTTTTTTTTATAAATCTAAGTATTTAGAGTTTAACATACAATAGAGACAAGGTAATAATATAATTCATTAGACAAGCGAATGGGTGTGCGGTGGGCGGGCGCCACCCTGAGCGAAAGACTTATCTGCAATGTGAGTTTATACCAACGTAAAGATGAACTGACAAGGTATCGTGCCGAGTTTACATAAGCCAACATTATTTTGACATAGATAGAAAGACAAGGGAAGGTTAGAAAGATTAGTCTGTTAAATAATGTTTCTTATGTAACACTGGCTGTCCAATGCCAAGATGAACTGATGAAAAAATGTAATCCTTAAGACGCAAAATATGTTCTCTGAGTTTAAGTTCAGGTTCAAGTTCAAGAGTTGTTGGTTGGAAGGGCTGGAAATTGTTTATCAATTATATGAAGCAAGTATGTGAACAGTTAAATGTTAAGTGCTCAATGTTAAATGTTCAATTAAATCAATAAGGAATGACAATGTTAGCCCTCCACGGCGGGCAGGCTTTTAAGTTTGCGGGATTAGTTTATTTAGCGAGTGTAAAGAAAAAGTTTGCAGCTAGATGAACAGAACACGCAATCTTTTTTAACGAGCTAATTAAACAGCAAACTGTGCGTTTAGCTGAATGAATCGAAGTAGCGGAAGGTAGTGGAGTGATAGCGGAACAGAAATATATTATGAGTGAAGCAGACGACCCGCAGCCAAAACAAAATTAAACACGGGATGTTCTGCTTAACGAATGGCAAAAACCTAACTGTGGAGCTATCAAGTAACGGAATGGAGCGGATGAGGGAATGAAGCTAATGGCAAAAGCGGGTAAGGTGGATAATGGTTGAGGTTTAATGAATTATGGAAAGTGAAGATGAAAAATGATTTACATATTTATAGACTTGCTGAATAGTGTTGCTTCAACACACAGCCCTGTGTTAATGTTTAATGCTAAATGTTCAATTAAAATTAAAATAAATCCACTTTAATCATTAGAATTATTTAGGGGAGTGTAAATAATTCTGTGTAAATGGTTAAAGTAAGAAATTAGTTAAGTGCTGTTCCGCGTAGCGGAACAGCACTTAACTTAGCGAAAATCTGTTAAGGGTTTTC